TCAACGGAAGGAGAAGCGGAGCAATAACCCCGCCTCTCCCACTCCGCCAGAACGTCATTTGCCGTCTTCATGAACTTAGCCCAGATACCGGCAAGCAAGCTCCGGGTACATGGTCTTGTATCCGTACAGGACGTCCATGCTGAGCATTTCTTTCTTATACTTCATGTCGTAGCCACGGACCACGCGCAGGGAAACGCCATTGTAGCTCGTGACATAGGACTGGACGCCCTGCGGCGCGACGAGCGACCGCGTGACAAAGGCAAAGGCGTTCGGGTTAAACGCGAGGTTTGCCATGTGGCTGGCCGTCAGTGTGACCTCGTCAGTCGTGGCAAGTGCGGGCAGTGCCGGGTACACTTTTGCGGTGATCGTGTTCGTGGCCGCCGTGGCGCCCTCGGTGATGGTGTACGTCTTGCCCTTGACGGTCAGGATGTCGCCGGCAACGAGCGTGCCGGTAAGCGTCGGGCTCGACCCGCCCGATACGGCCAGGACCATTTGAGTGGCGCCGGCGGTAACAGCGGCGTTCGGGTAAATTTTCGGATTTGTACCGCCACCAACGGCGAGTGTTCCGGCCGTGTGCTTTTTGACGGCCTGCGACATGTAGTTGTCGAGGTTAAAAATCGTGCCGATGGAGCCGCGGCGCAGGGCGTCGGTTGTGCCGGACTTCTCGGCGTTGACGACGGCAGGGATGGTTTTGAACTTTGAGTTCGCAACGGGGTCCCATAAGGCGTTGCGCGGAACAACCGGCACCTTATTCTGATCCAGAACAAGCCCGGCGGCCGCGAAATCCGTCAGGTCGTCCGGCGTCGTACCGGCGTCGCCGCCGATATACGGGATGTCCCTGTACAGTTCCAGTCCGTCGCTATTGATCTTCTGCGCCAGCGCCACAGCGGCGGGTTCAATGAAGATGCGGTTCACGTCGTCAAAACTGACGGCGCCCTCCAGTGCCCCGACTTCAACGTCGACAGTCGCTATCGTATCGAGGGTGACCTCCACGCTCTGGCTATCATCGATGGCCTGGGCAGAGGTGCCGGTGTTCGCATCAAACTCGCTGGCATTAAGCACAACGGGCTTCTTCACCTGAATTTTGGCGCCCTTGCCGGTTACAAACTGGCTGGAATAATCCTTATAGATCAGGTTCGGGAAAACAAGATTTTCGATCAGCCGGACAAGCGCCGGTCGGGCAATTTCTTTTACATCAAGCCACTGGTTAGGCATATGTAATCACTCCTTATTTTTTTGTAAATGCTTTCGCATAAAAGTCTTCGTCGGACAGTTTTGACATATCCGACGGTGCCGGGGCTCCGCCCCCGGGCGGGGGCGGGAATCCTGTGCCATCAGCGAAATGTGCTGCGTTTGCCTTTTTGAACTCCTCGGCCCATTCTTTTCCGCCGATGAAGCTTTCGCCTTCAAGCTTGAACGCCTTTGCGGCGAATTCTGATAAAATAGCTTTCTTGCTAAGGTCGTCTCTGGGTTTCAAACCATCAATGAATTTTTCAGCCCTGCTGTCATAGTTGATTTTTGCAAGGCTGGCATCATATTCGGTTTTTGCGGTCTTATTGGATTCCTGAAGCTGTGCGATTTGCTGCTTGAGCGCCTCACTGTCCCCGGACGACTTTTTAAGCTCCTCAAGCTGCTTGTCGCGGTCTTTGATCTGGCCATCGAGCGTCTTCTTTGCCTCATTGGCGGCGTTGAAGTCCGCCCGCGCGACAAAGTCCTTGCCAATCTGCTCAGATACCTTTTTGTCAACGTCCTCGGTGTACGCTTCGCCAAGAATCGTTTTAAGCCATTCCAACATGTTTACCTCCACCCGCTATCCTTGTTAATCCGGCCAGTCCCGGTATTGCGGAGCGCATATTGTTCTCCGTGCGCTACGGTTAATTTTGGTTATAAAAAAGCACCCTGTGAAGGTGCTAAATCTATCGGTCGACTATGAAATGCTCGCCTATTCAGCGAGCATTGCCCTTATTTCCTGCTTCAATTTTTCACATTCTTTATTGAGTTCATCGGTATCTTTTGCATTATCCGATGATCGCTCGTCAATATTCATTTCAGACTCCCATTGATAGGAATCGATCAATTGATCAACCCACGCAATAATTTTATCTTTGTTCATACTACACTGCCTTTCTGTGCGCCGAACGCCGCTTGGCAATCAATGTTTTTTTCGCTTTCTCCAACGTGCCGCTGCCGTATTTTTCAGCAATCGCTTTACGCCATTCCGCATACGTCATGCCCTCCGGCACCTTGTAATTCTTTCCGGTCACCGGATTTCGGGCGGTCCTGACGCCGTCCAGTTCGTCATCAGGATAATATGCAACGGTCGTACAGCGGTCATTCGGATGCATCGGCGGGAAGTTGACGCCCGTTTCGGCGTCACTGACATCGAAGTGTTTCCCGTCCAGCGCCCCGCAGATGACGCAGGTGCGCGCGTCCAGTGTCGCGAGGTATCGGTACTGCTTTACGCCCATAGCCTCATACGCGGTCTTGGCGGCGTCGTTATGCATGCGGTTTGTCTCAGTGCGGATCAGCCGTTCGGAGGCATAGGCTGCGACGTTTAATAGGTCTCGCAGTTCGTTTGCCATCTTATAAACGCCAGTGCCGGATGTTACGCCACTATCGACAATCTTCCCGGCCTCTTTGGCGACGACCTCAGTATTTTTCCAAACGCGCTGTGAATAGTTCTTGCCGGCCCACCTGTTTTCAACCGCCTCAACAATGGTATCGTGTGGCAGCGTGGAGAAATTCACATCGCCCTCATGACCAACAACGGCGTCATACATCGTCTTGTAATAGCCATCGTCGTACGCCCTGATAAGATGCTGCTCACCTATTCTTGGCTCCAGATCAGCCAGGGCGGCCGCTTCGGCCTCGATGGCTTTCTCCAGTGCCTGGACGCGGTTGATTCGGTATGCATATGACGGAGCATTGAGCCGCGCCAAGGCATCCGCGCTGCCGGTCTGCATGTACTCCTCACGAAGCTTTGAAAGAACTTTGGCCGTTTCCTCGATGCTCAGAAGCTTTCGGGCCTCGCGCTCATCAATTCCGGAGACGTTGAGGTAGTTTGCAAAGATCGTTTTTGCGGCGTCGGATAGTCGCTTTCCAGAAGCGGTGTAGAGCGCGCGCAGGCGGCGTATAACGTCGGCAGTGTCTTTATAGGCTTCGGCCTCGCGCTGTAGCGCACGCTGCTCCCAATAGTCGCTCGATTGCATCAGGCGTCACCTTCCGGCGAACCGCTCCCGGGCGGCGTCTCCGGCGGCACGTCGTCATTACCGAACAGCTCCCGCCGCTGCTCTTCAATCTTTTGCTGCTCCTTGTTGATCTGGGCGCGCTCGGCCTGCCAATCAGTGACCAGCGGGTGGGCTTTCGTCTTTGTCTCGTCGCTGACAACGGTATTTGGCGTCTGCGCTATGATCGCGGAAATCTCGGTGTTGTTCTGCGGCTTCGTGCGCTTCCACGTCTGGGTAAACTGCTTTGATTCGTCAGCTCCGAGATAGCGCAGGATAGCCTGTAGGAAATCATTAATTGAGGCTCGGAACTCCGTTTCAAGCAATCCGCTTTTAAGCTCCAGTAAGCCATAGAGAAAGTCAATATAAACGCCGGACTGGTTGCCCGCCGTGTCGGGCTTAGGATTGACAGCCATAGCGGCTACCCAAAACTCGTCATCGAGGATTTCCCGAAGCGCCTTTCTGGCTTCGTAAGGGATTTCATTTTTCAGTGTATCTACGCCGCCATCGTCGCCAACGTCGATGATCTTTTTTGCCTTCATCATTTTCAGACGGTCAACAGGGCGCTGTATCGGATCGCCGTGGTCATCGAGCACTTCGTTGCCGTCTTTGTCGTAGACAGGAGCGTTTTCATCCCCTCGGTAATTTTTGATTACCCAGATGATCTCTTGTATATCGTCGATATCGTTGGCAAATCCAGAAATGAGTTTATCCAGAGCGTCAATGAAATCCTTGTACATGATAAGGTCCGGCAACGCCTTTGCATTATTCCGAAACTCTATAAACGGGACGCGCCCATACGCATGTTGCTGAATATTCCAACTGCCGTTCGGCAGAATCTCATAATTCACGGCGGGCTCCGTTTTTGTCGCCGTCCCGTTCGCTCTGATGAGATAGGCCACCTGCGTATCGCTCCATATCTCGTACCGTGTCGCGGGGCGGCCGTCGTTGTCGTTGTACCCGTAAATGCGAATGAGATATAGGAGTTTTTTCTTGATGGTGGAACGGTCATAAATCGGCACGCAGGTCAGAGGATTAACATACCAGTAATCGAAATTATCTGTGCTGTTGTCCCGCCAGTACGCCAACCATGCGCGGCCGGTGTTCGAACAGTCTGTTCCCAACTGCCGGATTACTTTCGTCCACTGCATGCCCGTTGTGTCCTTGATGGATTTGAGCAAAGCGTCGTCTCCAGCGTTAGAATCGTCCGCAGCCATATCAAACTGAGGCGGCGCGGTGAATAGGTACCCTACCTTCTGGTCAACAACGACGCGGTGCCGGTTTGTGCTGACGCGGTTGTCTGCGCTGTGCAGCGGATTCGACCCGATCAGCCGCAGATACCGATTGACCTCATCAATGGCGGCGGCGCCGGTTAACTTGATTTTGTCTTCATTGCCATAGTAGGAAAATCCCTCTTCGGCGCGCCGCTTCATTTTCTGATATTCGGCGCTGTCGCTGTATATGTAATTCTGGATGATCCGCCGCAGCTGATCTATATCGGTAAAATCGATTGTCAGTGATTGCAAATCCTCACCGCCTTAAAATCTCGTTCCGCCCGGCTTGGCGATTATGGTGTAACAAAAATATCTAACCGCGTCCATTGCATGGTCATGTTTTTTTAACGGTTTGTCTTCTCCATGCTCGGATGCTTTGGCGTCCCAACTATAAGTGCTGAATTCAATAATCGTGTTGGAACATGCGTCCGCAAAAAGGATTTTCCCCCGGTTCAGCAGTGTAGCCACAAAACGGATACCGTCAAGAACGTCATTTTGCGCTTTCCATATCACAAATCCACGCTTGCGTAATTCGGCTATGAATGACGCCGCGCTTGGATCAACAATGACCGCACGCGGCGTTATACCATGCAGGAAAGATGTAAGGTCGGCGGCGTATTCAGCGTCCGTCTTCTGTGCTGACTCGTCGCGGCCGGAGTAGTAGTACTCCTTAACGCAAATCCATTGCCCCGCTTTATTCTGGCACCATAGCAGAAATACTGTGGCGTTCTGGGTGCCGTAATCAATGCTGACATAGTAAACACCAGTTAGGAGATCTGAGGCCTCTTTGATGACGTGCTTCACCGCGTCGAACATGTCATAGATGACGCCCTCGGCCACGACCCACAGGCCGAGAATGAAGCGCTTATAAAAAACGCCTGAGTACATGGCCCGGTATCGAGCCTTTATCTTCTCCGACAGCGACAGATTGTCATCCATCGTGAAATGCAGGTAAATCAGATTCTTTTCCGCAGCCTTGTCAACCCAATTGATTTTGAACCAATGGAATGGTCCTTCAGGGTTGCAGTTGAACCAGAACTTGGAGCCATCGACAGAGCAACGGCCTGTCGCCTGATTGACAAAGCTCTCGGGCATCAGCGCGACTTCATCGAAGAAGCAGCCGGCCAGTGTGATTCCCTGTATAAGGTCCTGAGAGCGCTCATCTTTGCCGCCGAAGATATAGAAATAATTCATCACGCCGCGACGCGTGACGATCAGCAGATTGTCGGCGCGGTGATCGGCGACGCCGTAGCCGCGGGACCGGAGCATCAGCTTCAACCAGAATAGGACATTTCGGCGGAAACTGCCTATCGTCTTCCCGCACATACCGAGATTCATGCCGTCGAATGTCTCCATCGCCCAGAGGACGAAGGAAAGCGACATCGAAAGCGTTTTACCGGAGCGAATGGCGCCGTCGGCAATGATGCCGTCCCGGTCGTGCGCCGGTGCGCTCGGCCTCCACCACGTCAGCACTTGCAATTGCTTTTTAGAAAATGCCTTAAATTGAAAAACAACCTGCGCTACTCGTCCGGTTGCCATGCTTCGTCAACCTTTCCGTCGAGCGCTTCAATGAAGCCGTCATTTTCGACAGGGTTTGTCGCGCTATTGTCCGGCTTGTCGCGCCATTGCTCCGGTTTGCGGTTTTTAAGCCAAAATATCTGCGCTGTTGTGTCGGGTTGCACGCCCTTGATAACTTCTTTTGTTACGCACATTTCCGGCCGAGTTTCTCCTGTTTCAGGGTCCGTAATCATGATTCGTTCTCGGGTGGTCTCCGTATATGAATATCCAATTGCACGCTTATATAAAGCGTTCTCGACCTCAATATCGGCGACCTCTTTTCCCCTTTTTAGGGCCTCCGAAATCTCAGAGAATTGCTTTTTCCACTCATACAACGTTCCCGACGAAATCCCCATGTTCTTTGCCAGTTGTTCGTCTGTCAATCCATCGCGGGCCCATGCCGTCAGCTTAAGCAATCCATCCGGCTCAAGCCATTTCTGATATTTGCCCTTTGCCAATTGGATCACCTCACAAAAGCCTGTCGCGTGGACCTGACAGACAAGGAGGACGTCTATACAGGCCCACGCAGCTATGCCGGGAGAAAGGAATATCGCCCGGCCAATTATTTACTCTCCATCGTCACAGTCAGCGGCCAGTCGCCGCCAACAACCCTATATCTCTCAATGCATGTAGGCACAGGACAATACACTACATCACAGTTTGGGTTTCTCCATCTGCATGTTTCACAGATATGTATACGATCGTCCATCAGTTCCACATCTTTTCTGTACCGTCCAACCTGATAGTGTCAGGATAGAACGCTGTCGGCTTCATCTGCGACCGCGTAGGATATCCGTCATAGTCCAGCCATGATGTGCAAACAAATATCAGCGTATTGCGCTTGATGACATTGTTGTTTCTTGGATCAAATATCAATCGCGCTGCGGGTGCCTTGACGGGCTTGTGCGTATGTCCGGTGATTGATATGTCTATCCCCTCAATGGCTGTTTGGTACGCATCCTGTCGGCTCAGACCACTACCAAGCAAAGACCCGCCGCCGCTACCATGCGCCAGATAGATCATATACGGCACTTGCTTTTGATTCTTCGGCTTCTCACCGAGTAGTATTTTGATAAACCCCGCATCACCAACGTAATTGTCAGATAAGCCGAGTTTGTCAAATATGTCGTCCATCATATCAATGCTTGTTTCCTTGACGGTCCTGTAGCAATGATTACCTCTGCATCCGGCGACGATCTTGAACTTGATAGAATCAAGCATTTCAATCATGTCTTTCTTTTGCTGATGTGGGGTGTACTTTTCGTCGTAGACGTTCGTGACGGATGACTTTATCCCGTTGTTGATAAGGTCACCGGCCAGCACAACAGCGGCATGCGGATCGTCATGTATCCTCTGGAGATAATTTGTGAATTCCTTTTCCATGCACTCCGCAGCGCCATAATGGACATCAGCTATCGGATATAGCGTCAGATAATCCATATCCCTCGGATATTCGCGTACGATTACCTTCATTCGTCACCGCCCAAAGCAAAAACGCCGGCCAATATGGCTGACGTTTTTGTAAAATGTCTGCGCTGGGACACTATAACAAAGTGCGCGCAGTCCTGTTCTATTTTTACAACCCCACTATAGCACATGTGCTATATCAATTACTATCAACTATTTGTATTTCATTCAATGCATCGCCGTGAAGTTTGCACACCCACTGATATGTATAATTCATATCCACCGCGATTTGCTCCCACGTCTTCCCATCGAGGTATCTCAGGCTCAGCAACGTTTGATACGTCAGCCCTGGCGCCGTACGGATAACACCCACGATCTCTTTGCGCATGTCGACATATCGGTCTACTTCTGCGTTGGTCTCGGTAATCATGTCGCACAGTTTTATGTACGTGTCCTCTTTGGTGCTGCCGCCGCCCTTCGGCATATCAGTGATGACCGCCGTGACTTTCTCGCACAGCGCCCGCTGCCCCTCGATTTCCAGCAACTTCTGATTAATTGCCCGATTCAGGTCAACATATCGTCTGAGCCATGCTTTTTTATCTTGATTGGTCAAGTCATTCTCCTCCAATCCCGTTCAAGCGCCCTCCACTTCTGCCGACTATCGCGCCATGATCTGTTTCTCCAGAGCCAACGCATAGCGAACATGTAATATTTAAGGCGTTTCATCGTCTACTCATTCTCCTTTGCACGCGATCTCACCGGCACAGGCGGCGTAACCGGCAAGGTCGATGTAGTTGTCAGCCTTTGTCTGCCCGCCAGCAATACGCGCGACCTTGAATAAGCACATCATGATCCCCACATCATGAGCGTCCAATGTGCAAACGATTCCGTCTTTGCTCACCAATTTCATGTCATACGACTCAATGTAAGAATTCCATAAACTCGCTATTGCCCCAAACGAGTTTTCTGGCGCTCCGTACTGCTGCTCTCTATCCTGGCACACGCATTTTTCAGCCTCGTTTAGAATCTGTTTTCTGTTCATATATTCCCTTCTCGTCATGTTTGACGTCATAAAGCGTTGTGTATAGCCAATCGGCGTATATTTGGAGTAGGATTTGATCGTCTGCTATGGGTGGCGAGTCAGTCATGCGCGACGGTTCCAGACGTCGGCCGCTTCTGATTGGAGCAATTCAGTCACATTATAATGTCCATTTTCTAAATACACAGAAACCGTCGGGCCACGTGTGTGGCAGCAATTACAGCGCACAGTAACAACGTGCAAGTATTCCATTTTCTGTTTTTCGGAGCTCCAATTGCACGATGTTGACTTTTTGCTATCTATTTTGAATTTTGTTTTACCGCAAAACGGGCACGGCTTCAACTCATTATCCATTGCTATCCCCCTTGCCTTGTAAGGCAGCTTCGGCAGCGGCGGTGAAGACGGTGACGCCGATGTCGTCCTGCCAAAAATCCATGTTATCTTCGGACGTGTCCGTTAAGCACTCGGCCCAATAGCGGACATTTTTATTGTTGACGCTTATCAGGCTATATTCATATACCCTGAATCCCAGTATCTCGCCGTCTTGAATGATGTAAACATCCTGATCTATCGGGAGCAGCACAACACATCTTTCCTCCCGCCATGCGGTGCACATCTTTTCAAGATCGTCAGGGCCATCGAATATATCCAGCAATTCATCTACAAGGGCATCAGCCCAATCGGCTCTTCTGCGCGGGTCATCCGCGTTGTCATAATGGTCGATAAGCGCGAAGTATTCTGAAATTGTCTGCGGCCCATCCGCCTTGATCTCGCTGATTTCACGCATGGGTGTTGTCCTCCTTCTTCACGTCATGCAGTTTATCGAGGAATTCTTCGACTCCGTCAACGTCTTCGCTTATTGTCTCAAATGTCGAACCGTCCATTGTCATTGTCCCGAGGACGTGGTCTTCGAAAGCAGAATACGCCCTGAAGGTCTTTCGAAGCATTGCCAACGCTGCGATCAGTTCCGCCTCCAACTGATCGGCGCGCTCCTTTTGCCGGATGAACTTCGCGTAATTTTGGCGCTGGGCTGATATGGCTTCGGCGAGCTGCCTTTTAAGCCGGTCCTGCTCTTCAAAAAACCATGCCCGGTCTTTTGCAAAAGCTGTTGCGTTGCGGTTGGCCGTCTCCTGAAGGTCAGCAAGTTGTTCAGCGAGAGATGCTTCATTTTCTGTGCCAAGATCATGCAATGTGTTGTTTTCTCTGCTCAAGTCGTCCAACTTGCACGTCATATCGGTAAGCTGGGCGGTGAGGAATTCGAGGGCATCGGCAGCAGATATAGATAAAAAATCTATGCAGTCAATTTTGTTTGCTCGTTCTTTGCATATGTCCGGTACGTGACCATTTGCACAGTCACAATCTCCGCTTGTGCAATAGCGCAGCGCCTTTATCAGATTCTCGTAATCATTCATCACGCATCCTCCATCGATTTGTTGTCCTCACCAATACGATCAGCATCATCCGGCGGCACGGGAAGTAACGACAGTTTATAGATTTCTGTCACGCGCTCAAACGCCTCTTGCTGTTCAAATGGTCCAAGCTCTTGAAACTCTACGGCCGTGTTGTTTATTTCGTTGACCACTACACGGAATTTCGAAATAATACTTTCACACCCTGTTATAAATGCTTTGTGCTGCAAAACATCCTCACGTAGCCGCTCGTTCTCCGCCGTCAGCCGCCCGTACGCATGGTAGACTATCTCTTTTTCGTCATAGACTTGATTGAGCAAGCCGGTCAGCCGCTTAACCTCGGCGATCAGCGCCATAATCTGATAATTGGGATGGTATTCGTCACTATATCCTCTGAGATTTGCTGATTTGCAGCGTTCTGTAACGGCCGCCTCTATCGCGGCGAGATCAAGATTGTCGGTCATGATTGCGCATCTCCTTTCCGCAGTTCGGACAGAATCTAACGGTTATTGATTGCGTCCCATTCGTTGTAAAGCCCCTCAATGGAATACCGGCAAATTCTTTGCACCATTCGCAGCCATTCTCGCGGGCGGCTTTCTCGCGGAGGGCGGCGATCACCAAACGTTTTCTATCACACTCGATGCATCCTTCTGCCGGAGCGTGTTCGTTTGCATGAAGCGCCTCTTCAAAATGGGCTATTGCCCGTTCGATCTCGCTCACTTCTGTTCCTCCTTCTTCACAGTCGCCTTATAGCACATAGCGGCAACTTGGATCCACTCGGCGGCGGCATGTTCGGCACACTCTCTCATTTCTCTCAGCATGGAATTTCTGACGTCAACACTGATGTTTCGCTTAACCTGACTCCAGAAACGATCAAGTTTTATCTGAAAATCCGCAGCGTCCGCTGCTGCCTCTTCAAACTCTTCCAGGATGACGGCATAGCTTTCATGTGGACTATTATTCGTCGGTCCGAACTTTTCCTTGGCGCGTTCGTATTCCATGAAGATGGATGCTTGAACTTCAAGTAATAGGTCTTTCATATTTTTCCTTTCCTGTACGCGCTATTTAATCCGCGTACACTCGCAATAAGCGTAAAATTCAATGTCCTGCCATCTTCGTCCCCAATACGAAGCTGCCGTGACGATGGGGGCAACCTCATTCCGGCTGTATGCTATTGGGGCAAGCACTTTGCACGACTTCGGATAATCCGGGTGCCGCACTTCCCATATGCACGTTCCGCCATAGTCGGGGAATTTCGCATCGTATTCGGCGGCCTTATCTGCGCCTGTACGCTTCACCCATGTTCACCCCTCACCACAACCGTCGGCGCGTTCTGCTGGCCGTATGACAGCCCTGTACGCTTTGTTTCGTCTATGTATGGCTTGAACTTTTTCAGGAAGTCATAAGACGTCGGCACGCTGCCGGTCTGCGCGGCCCGGTTGTTTTGGCGCACTTGATTTCGCCTGTTCTGCGCTTCACGCCGAGCGATGGACCTATGCGTGGCGCAGTAGCAGGAGTGGTTGAACTCTGTTGACGTCGGCTCTGTGCAGCCGGGGTATTTACATATACGACTCATGTCGCCTGTCCTTTCAAGTATTTCAAGACCGCTTCTTTTGCCTCAATCCACCCATAACAGACCTGCGCTTGATATCCCTGCTCCAACAGTGAATTGATCCATCTGCGCTGATCTTCGCTCACCACACTGTTCTTGCGCCGTTTGAGTTCTATGTACAGACCGTGGTAATCGCCTCGGGCGACCGGCAAACATACATCCGGCACACCGCGTCTGACGCCCTCGGCGGTTAATCTGGCGGCCTCCGACTTATTCCTGTATCCACCGTTTGGAACGTGGTAGAGCATCCTCATTTCGGGATATCTGCAAGACATCACATCGGCCCATTGGAAAAGGCTTTGCTGCTCTTCACTTTCAAGCGGGATTAATTCTTTCATGTCATCCCCTCCAGCAGATCCGCAGCGGCGCGGAATAGTTTGGCCCGGTGTCCGTATTCGGGGGTTCCCCGAAGCTTCGCGAGTGCTTCATTTCGCAAAGCTTCAAAGCGGAGTGATTCGATTATGGCGTTAGTGGTCATTTCCGAGCACCTTGTTTCCCCTCTTCGGCGGTGCATAATTCTCCGACGTTTCGATAAATCTCATATGCGCTCCGTCGAACTTCATAATTACCACGCCTGTTTTCCCTCGTCTGTTTTTGGCTACCCTGCATCCGATTCGAACGGGAGCACCCTCTGCTGGGGATTCGTCCAACTGCCAGAGCAGAATCACCTTATTGGCGTCCTGTTCTATGTCTCCGCTCTCCCGTAAATCTCGGAGTTCCGGTTCTTGCTTTTCGCTTTTGTCTCGGTTAAGCTGAGATAAAACGACGATCGGAATCTTCAATTCTGCAGCCAGGATTTTAAGGCTATGCGTCATTTCTCCAATCTCAAGATAGCGTTTTTCATGTTTTTTTGAGCCTTGCATTAGTGACAAGTAATCGATAATGATAAGTTTCAAGTCCGGTATTGTTCTGGATAATGCCCTAACTATTGCCGGGGTTAAATGCGGATCATCGCATATCTCAAGGGGCAACCGGCTCGTATTATCGGAAACCTCTCCGATTGCTTTCCAATCCGCCGCCGTCAGGTTGCCGTCTATAAGCTTATCCATATCCAGTCTCGCATCCCGGGACACAAGCCTTTCGGATATTTCCTCCGCCGACATCTCCATGCTGCAGATAAGCGTCCTATGCCCGTTCTGCGCTGCGCTTTTAGCTATGTCCAGCCCGAGAGCGCTTTTTCCAACGCCCGGCCGAGCCGCAATGACTACGAGATTTCCGCCGCACAGGCCCTTTAGGATGCCGTCCAAGCGTGGGAATCCTGTATTGATGCGCAGTATGTTTCCTTTGCTTTGTCTTTCGCTGTACATGGATAAGAGCGCCTCTGATATCGTTTTTATGCGCTTTGTGCGATTGCCCTGTAGATACTCCTGACACAAACTGATAACGTCTCCGGCTACGGATTGCGGATCATCGCCGACAAGAGCCGTCTCAATTGATTCATGCAAGTAACGGAGCCCTGCGTATTTTCTTACGATGTTCGCGTACTCAAATGCGTTTGATGCCGTCACCGTCAGGTCGATTATCTCGCTTGCCAATTTCCCGGCCTTGGATTCGCCGAGATTCGTTTTCAGGATGTCGGCTGCTATCACCCCGTCGAACGCCTTACCGCGCTCCGAGGCGTCAACGGCTGCCTCAAATAACTGGCCCAATGCCGCTATGTAGAAATCTTCTGGTTCGAGTTTTGCTGCGATCCTCGGAATGAGCCTATTGTCAATCATGATGGAGCCAATAACGCTCATTTCCGCTTCCGCGCTGTGATTCTGAAATGGATTCATGTTTTCACCGCCTGTGCATAGAGAGTTGTAAACTTCTCTCTGAATTTTTTTCCTGATAAGATTCTTGAGTTCCAAAATTGATCCTCTTTGGCGAACGCGAGCACGTCGGCGATGAGCGGCCATGTCTTCTTATCGAGCCTGTGAACCTTGTCGAAGTCTTCCGCCCATCTTTGCATAGTTTCCTCGGATATTTTCTCCTCTGGCAAATTCTCCTCAATGGAATTTGCCAGATATTTAGCACATCGATACGCCTCGGATTCGTGAGTAAATATATTCTTTACATTCTTTACATTCTTACGATGTTGTTGGACGCTTGTTACTTGCTTGTTGGACGCTTGTTGATTGATTGTTGTCTCGTTTGTTTTTCCGCTTGCTGGCTCATCGTCGTCAACCTGAAATTTGTCCCATTTTGCAATGGTTACAACGGTAAACCGGCTTGTTGATTCGCATGTTATTTCGCCTGTTGATTTTAGCCTACTTAACGAAGTGCGCACGCTCTGCACTGACAACCCACTAGATTTTCCCAATGATGACAAACTTGTGATAATTTGGCCCGGCAAAATCGTCTGCCCATGCCACCGGGTTTGTCTAAAACTGGCCAAAAGAAGAAGGGTTATCCATAGTCTTGTTGTGTTCTGATCGTCCCACCACTCCCATTTAAGAAGGGCGCGATGCAGTTTTACGTAACCGTCTGGCAATAGGCTCACCGCCTGTAAATAAGATTTTGTTCATTCCACCCTGGGTAATGCGCTGCAAGGTAGTCCGCGAAAAACGCTCTCATTTCGTCTCTACGGTGCGTGTGGTCGTAGGTATCATGACATACGCGGCAGAGCGTCAAAACGTTCTGCTCAACTCCCAGGCCCCCATGAGAGCGCGGAATGAAGTGTGCCTCTGGAAAGGCTAAGTATGTACCGCCACAATAAACGCATTTGCGATCGTCACGATTCCATACGGCGTCTTTCACGGACTTCGGGATGGCGAGGGCTTTTGTCCGTTTGCTCATCGCCATTCTGTTTTTCCGCGTCCACTTCTACGTGAGCGCATTGGCGGCGTTGTTAATGCTTTTTCGTAGCTCCATCCAAGCGTTCTTACGCGTCGATGTATAGAACACAACGAGACTGTGCCCAGTTGCTCGCACCAGTCAGATAATGTTTTTGTCTGTTCGCCAATAGTGATTAAGTGATTTGATGCTGTATTGTGAGCCTGCTCTTTAGGCGTTGACCATCTGCAATTCGACGGCTCGTAATTACCGCCACCATCTATTCGGTCGATAGTTAGCTTATCTGAATATCCATGAGCTAAACTCCATGCCTCAAAAACGGTGAAGTCCTGCCATTCCGCGCAAACTGTTACGCCTTTCCCTCCCCAATATTGAAAACCAGAATAATTGGGGTTAGAACATCTTTGCCGCATATTTACCCAAATCGTGAATAATCGAGTTCCCGTTTTCCCGTGGGGCTTAGCAATGCACCCGCAGGATTTTACAGTTCCCGCTTTTATGGGCCTTGCACTCATGTCTTTTTCATTTCCACAATCGCATCTAAAGTGCCACATTACACTACCGCCTTGGTCCCTCTTTTCCGTTGGATAAAGGGCGGTCAGTTTGCCGTATCGTTTTCCTGTTATATCAATGAAATGTCCCATTATTTCCATTCTCCGATCATAAGACTTTGCTCGCGTTCGCTTATAACATCAATCCCAACAGATTTCGCGTCATCAATTACTCTTTGCAATAGATGGCTCATCTGTTTTGTGTCGTATACAGACGATCCGTGATAAGCAAAGACGAGTTTATATCCCGCTATCTTTGAATCGTCGGTAACGTCCGCAAACCACCCGATACCATGCCCGGCCCAAATTCGCTGGAACTCTTCGACGGCCTCGGACTTGATCGGCAACGGCGTATATTCGCCGCCCTCTCGGATATTGCGCCGGTAGACGTCCTCCTTTGAGATTCTGACGGCATCGGCGATCTTAGTGCAGAGTACCCATAGATATGAGTTTGCATCGAGTGAGCGCTTTTTCTTCGCTTTGACCAGTTCGTATTCTCCGGGCTCAAAACGATAGGCCAAACGGATTGCATCGGGCGCCAGAGTGGAGAGAACGAGCCGCCCGCCTTCATATTTTGCTGAATCGATTCGCATCAGGCCACCCCTTCCGTTTTAAGCATTTCGCTAGGTATTTCAGACGGGGAAGATATTCAGCATTAATCCATGCAGGATCGTATTCGATTGGATGGGTTGACAACCGGCAAGCATCGATTGGATTAAACCAGTTTGCATAGTCCGCCTCCATGAGGCGATATGCCTCGATAACCAACGGTTTTCGAGTGACAAACATTTCGGCTTGTGACTGCTGCCAATACGCTGCAGAGATTTTGAATTTCTCTTTAGAATAGGTTTTTACCTCATGGACAATCTTGTCTTCCCCGTCTAAGTTGACGCGAAGCCGGTACCGCCTAATCTTGATTTGTCTGTCGCGTCGCTTGACGCCAAGATAGTCAAGTATGCGGTGTTCGTATGCGGTACCGGACTGCATCGCCCGATTTGTAAAAGTGTTTCGTCTCAGTCCGAGCTTTTCAAGCCACCACCGAGAAAAGGTAATCGTTCCCCAATTGCTCATTATGATGTTGGTATCGCTTGCGCCGAACCACCCCGACCGATCATGGTTATGTATCATCTGGCCGTCAGCGCTTTTTCAAATGACGCGATCTGATCGAAGTATTTCATGAGCGTAGAAAGGCCTTTCTCGCTGATGCCAACAGCATCGCACAACTCGCGCTGACTAAAACCGCTTTTCTGCATTTTTGCGGTCATTAACTGTTCAATGCGCTCTTTAATCGCCAGGATATTATGCTTAGAAAGATCATCGTCTTTTGCAATGGAGTCCTCGTCCTTAAGCCAAAGATTGAACCCCAATCCCGTGAACACTGCTACGCCTTTCACGAAAGCTCTTGTCTGTGCGTTCCATACTCTTTGTTGGCTCATGGAGTTGTCTTTCACCGGGCTGCCGCCGTTCATCACCGGCGTTTGGTACTCAAATTCAAGGTCATCAATAACGACCCGGACGCGCACTTCGTAACAGCGATTTACAATTTCGTTTTTGTCCTTGAACTCAATGTCACTCATAAATAAGCTGCTGCCGTTTGCGTTGACACAGGGGGTGAAATAAACCTTCTCCGCACCGTTTTCGTGCAATAATTGCTTGCAAACCGCCCAAGGCAGATAACCCGCGCCGTCACGCTTTTCCGCATAAGGCGCTACATTGAGTTTTACGAGTTCGCTATAAGGTTTAAGTGACATAAGTTACCTTCTTTCTACGGTTTGGACTTCACATCCGAACCAATACGCCAGTTCATCCGTTGGCAACGCCGACACTTTAGCTCTAAAGCACTCGGGGCAAAGCGTCTCACATTTTTTGATGCCATGCCATGTGATTAGAAAATTATCGGGGCGTCCTTTTTCGTCCGTGTCGTCGCCAGATACTTCGTGCCCGCATCTAGCGGTGATATAGTCATCTTCTGGCGGCTCGTTGTGGGGCTCGGGGATATCGTTGTTCATTCCTGCGCCTCGACAATCTCTCCATCT